AAGATTTAGTCTTTAATATTTTAATTAATGCTATTAATCGTCCCATTCCTATTTGTGACCAAGCAGTTTATAATGTAATGTTACAAACACAGCCATTCAAAGATGTAACATACTTTGCAAAACAACTAGATGGTTGGGCTTGTCAAGCAGGAACAACAGTTGACCCATCAAAAATAAATTCATTTAGACCAAATCTTTTAGAACCAGAACCAAAATTTCAAAATGGTATCGTTAAGACTTCTTTGGATCGAACATTTGCCATCGTGCATCAATATGATAGGGTGCCAGAATGGAAAAAATATGTTCAAGAAAAATATGGCCAAGAAAAAGAGAAAGAAGAATTTATAACATTTAGGAGTTAATAATGGATTTTGAAAGAGAATATACATGGGCAAAAGAAAGAAGTAGTGATATGCACCAACATGTTCCATGGATCGCAGAATTATCTTCAGAATGTAGTCATGCTACAGAATTGGGTGTAGGATATGGAGTTAGTACTAGAGCATTTTTAAAAAATGATATTGAATTACACAGTTATGAAATTAGTGTTTATCCTGAAACACAGAAATTTTTTGATGAAGCTAAAGCTGCGGGCCGCCGAGTAACTTTACATGTTGAAGATACTAGAGAAGCAGAAATTGAATCTACAGAAATAATGTTGGTGGATAGTTATCATTCTTATGACCAAGTTAAATGTGAACTCGAAAGACATGCAAATAAAGTTTCAAAATATATTTTGTTTCATGATACCGAATTGTATGGTATGGTTGGCCAAGGTGGTGAAAGAGGAATTATGCCAGCAATATGGGAATTCTTAGAAGCCAATCACACAGAATGGGAATTATTTGAACAACGAAAAAATAATAATGGCATGATTTTATTTAAAAGAAAAACATGGAACAATTAAAACATCCAATATTTGTTGTTGGTACGACAAATCTAGGTGACTTTTTAAATGGTCTGCCTGTATTATCAGGCCTACAAAAAACATATGGTAAGTTTGATTTGTTGATTCGGTCAGAAATGGCTAAATTCAAAGGTATCATCGAATTTTTAGAATATCAGGATATATTTAAAAGTGTCAGTTTTACAGAGCTGAACGATGATATAATCTGTTATATAATGGCCAGCTGGCATCCAAAATTTCAAATAAAAAATTATAGAAACAATTTAAATCGACCTACAGAAACTTGTTTATATGAAAATTTTATGAAACAATGGAACTATCTTGAGTTTGAAGTTGATGATAATTTTGTAGTAAAAACACCAAATTATGATATTGAAATTAAAGATACTTATTATGTTGGTGACCGATGGGTTGGACCTGGACTAGATGACCGTAGAGAATCACATATATTATCTCATTTAAAAGATTTTCAATTTATTGACTTCGATAGACCACTTTTAGAAAATGCTTATATAATTAAGAATTTAAAAAAACCTTTTATCACCAATTTTACTGGTGTTGGTATGCTTGCTGATTTACTTAATGTTCCACTATACTGTGTTTGGAAACCAGAAGATTGGAAACCAGAATTTAGAAAAGGTGATGATGTAAGTTGGGATAATGGAAAAAACATTCAACAAGTATTTGAAAAACATTTTTATTTGGATCGAAAAGGTAAGCTTGTCCATGCAAACGAACTACATAATTTATTATAGGAATAGAAAATGAATTTAGTTGACATTATGATTGAACATAATCTGCGTAATGATACACATTATGAGTTTGGAACAGATAAAGAATTTAATCACAAATATTGTACAGCCTTTTACGATAGAGAATTTGAAAAATATCGTTATAAAGAAAATCTTAGAATTTTAGAATTGGGAATACATCGTGGTGGTAGTCTAGCATTATGGCACCATTACTTTCCTGAAGCTGAAATATATGGTGTTGATCCATATAATTTTGGAGCAAAAGAAAAGTGTGAACCTTATCCTAGAGTTAAAGTAATTTATGAAGATGGTTATCGTAGAGAGTTTGCAGAATCTTTACCTAGTTTTGATATCATTATTGATGACGGCCCACACACTAAAGAAAGTCATATTAAATCATTACAATTATATTTACCAAAATTAAAACCTTTTGGTGTTTTTGTAATTGAAGATATTTCAGAAATGAAATGGACCGAGAACTACATGAAATTTGTTCCAAAAGATATGACTTATGAAATTGTTGATGCCAGAGAAATTTCTGGTATGTCAGATTCGATTATGTTTATTGTGAGAAATGATGGCTGATATATCATTTATACATCTTGCCACAGCAGGCAAAAAAACTTCCACTTCTGTTATCGTAAAACAAATCCGCAGTTTATATCCTGATGCATATTATTTCTTGGCATCTGATTGTGCTGATGATTTGGAATCTATTGCAAAAGATAATAATACAGATTACAAATATTATAGCGAAAAACTAGGATATCCAGGTTACGATTCAAAAAAGTTAGTATCATGGTTGAATAGATTTAGAACTGCTTGCCTTAATGCTAAGACTTCTCATATAATGATGGTTGAGGATGATGTTTGGGTAAAAAAACCTTTAACTATTCAAGATGATTGGGAAATGGCTTGCCATCTACAAGGACATGGAAATATTATGCACCCTATACTTATGGGTAAAGTTGAAGAATATTCAGGTAAGAAACCAAATACGAATCAGTATGGTGGTGGCGGCGGTTCTATATTTAAAGTTTCAACATTTTTGGACAACTTTGATAGAATAGTAGATTGGTTTGATGAGAATACTAATTATTTTAAAATGATTTATCCACCAATAGGATTTATGGATTGTTATATGCCCGTTTATTATATGTTATGTGGAAAAGACTATACAATTAATCCGTATTTGGTGGATACACATCATCACAAGCAAGATTTTGATTTCGATGGTTTTGTTAATTCACAACCAGAAGAAATTGAAATTGTAAATAATTATAAAAAATATTATTGGATATAATATGAATGACATTACTATTGTAACAGCTTTCTTTGATATTGGTCGTAGTGAGTGGACTCCTGATAAAGGATTACCACATTACCTACACCGAACTACTGATACATATTTTGAACGATTTGGTTATTTGGCTGAGTTAGAAAATCCTATGGTGATTTTTACATCAGAAGAATTCGTTGAAAGAATAAAAGAATTAAGAGAAGGTAAACCAACCGATATACTCACCATAGATTTTAAAAATTCATTTCAGCAATTAAGAGAGATTATATCAACGATCCAAAAGGATTCTACATATCAATCCAAAATAAATCCTAGAGAATCTCGTAATCCAGAATATTGGTCAGCAGATTATGTTGTGGTAAATTCTTTAAAGAGCTCTTTTGTACATGAAGCAATAAGAAAAAATTTAATTGAAACTGATTTAATTGCTTGGCTAGATTTTGGTTATTGCAGAGATAAATCCACTTTAAATGATGTTACAAAATGGCAATATCCTTTTGAAAAAGATAAAATCCATTTCTTTAGTATAAAAGATTGGCAAGAAGGAACATACATTGAAGATGTTATTATGAACAATAGTGTTCACATTACCGGACCATGTATAGTAGCAGGTAAAGAAATGTGGCCGTTGTTGGAAAAATTAGTTCAAGCTAGTATGAATGAATTAATAAAGAATAATTTAATTGATGATGACCAAACATTTTTATTAATGTCATATCTACAGAAACCAGAATTGTTTAAAATTCATCGTGTCGATGCATCTGATTGGTTTATTGTTTTCAAGGAATATAATGATTAATATATTTTTACAATCTACTTCAAACTTAGGTGATTTTTTAAATGCTTTGCCTGTTTTATCTGGTATATACAAAGAGTGGAATTTAAAAGAAGAAATTCATTTCATAATTAGACCAGAAATGAGAAAGTTCAAAGGCATTAAAGAATTTTTATTGTATCAAGATATCGCACATAAAGTTGATTTTGCAGATGACATTTATGTTTATGGTGGATACATCGAATTGAGTTCTTGGACTAGAGAAGATAAAAGTAATCCAAATCGACCAATAGAAACTTGTCGTTATGAGAATTGGTTAAAGGATCGTTATAGTGAACTTAAATTTGAAGTGGATGACGATTTCATTTTAAAAGTTGATCCGTTTATCCAAGAACCTGTTCAAGTTGGTATATCATATGTTGGTGACCGATGGGACGGACCTGGTATAGATGGTCGTAGGCCTTCTTGGGTGTTATCACATCTTGACAAGGTGAACTTTTTAGACTATAATAAAACACTTATGGAAAATGCTTTCACTATTTGGAAATCTGATAAACCTTTTATTTCCACATTTACGGGAGCTTCTGCTATTGCAGACCTGATGAACAAGAAACAAATTGTTTTGTGGGGTGAAGATATTAGAAATTGGGATAATAAACCAATAGAATACTCTTTTGAAAAACATTATTATAAAAACCGTAATTCTAAATTAATGTATATTGGTGACTTTGAAGTGGAAAAAATAGATGAATACTTTACAGTATAAAGGTAAAACATACCCACATTTACAAGCAGAAGGCAACGCATCTCAGTTTGCTATTCCTTTTGCAAAACATTTTTGTAAAGGTGATGGATTTGATATTGGTTGCAATCGTAAAGAGTGGGCATTTCCTGATGCACAACCAATTGATTTATTATTTGATGATGAATGGGAAGCTTACAAATTACCTAGACAAGTGGACTACATCTATTCTAGTCATTGTTTAGAACATTTACCTGATTGGGTTGAGGCATTAGATTATTGGACATCGATGTTAAAGAGTCCAAGTTCAGAAATTCGTGATGAAAAAATAGTATTATATCCTGGTGGAACATTATTTTTATATCTACCTCATTACAACCAAGAATACTGGAGACCATGGAACAATCGAAAACATCTTCATGTGTTTACTCCAGAAATCATTAATGATTATATGGTTGACCGTGGTTATAAAAATATATTCCGTTCAGAACGAGATTTAAATGATTCGTTTATGATTGTTGGTGAGAAATCATGATTATTAATGTTGAACCTGGAACCTTTGGTGCAGTTCGTAACGGCGATTTGATTGCCGTTTGTAATGTTATTGAACATTTAAGAAAACTTAATAATGATTCTACAATTAGATTTCATATGAAACCTGGTTCTATTAGTAGTGAAAAACATGTACAGGATTTTCATTCGTTCTTAATTAGTTTCACCGATTATTTTTCTGCATTTGAAGGATCAGAGTCAATACCTTGGCGTAAAGTGAATGTATGGGATTTTCGTGACCTTTGTGGTGATTTAGTTAAGATAAAAAATCCATTACCAGCGAAGAAAAAAATAGTTGTATTTCCATTATTTGATGCTCCATATAATCAATGGAGAAATTGGCCATCTAATGTATTCGAACAAATCTTAGAAAGGTTTAATAAACCAGAATACGAATCATATGAAAAGATTATTTGTTATAAAAATGAGTTAACTGTTCCTAATTGGACAACCAGTACTGATTTTTTACAAAATATACAACACATTTTAGAAGCTGAGATATTTGTTGGTGGAGATACAGGCACAACTCATTTTGCTTTTGTTTTAGAAAATGGACCTAAAGAATTATTATATTACGGATCAAGTAGAGCGTTAGTTCATACCTTACCGTTCTATATACTACAAGGTAAAGGTAAGATGGTAAACTATTGGATGGATTTTGAAGGAACAAAATGGCAATGAAGAAAATTTTTATTACTGGTGTAGCAGGATTTTTAGGTTCACATTTGGCTGATGCTTTTTTGGCTAAAGGATATCAAGTAGCCGGCATCGATAATCTATTGGGTGGTTATCGTGATAATGTTCCTGAAGGTGTTGAGTTTTATGACTTTGATTTAATTGAGTTTGATAGACTTCAAAATATTATGAAAGGTTGTGATGTTGTATATCACACCGCATGTACTGCATATGAAGGACTTTCTGTATTCTCACCATCACTAGTTGTACAAAATACCACACAAATTGCTGTAAACGCTATGACTGCTGCTATTCAAGCTGGTGTTCCTAAATTTGTACATTGTTCTTCTATGGCAAGATATGGTACACAAGACAGAGTTCCTTTTACAGAAGATATGATTTGTAAACCACAAGATCCGTATGGTATAGCAAAATATGGCACCGAGTTATTGTTACAAAATTTGGCTGAAATCCATGGTATTGAATTGGTGATTGCCATACCACATAACATCATTGGCCCTAGGCAAAAATATGATGATCCTTTCCGTAATGTGGCAAGTATTATGATTAACCTAATGTTACAAGGCCGTCAACCTATTATTTACGCTGACGGATCGCAAACCAGGTGTTTCTCCGATATCTCAGATGATGTCGGATGTCTAGTTGAATTTGCAGAGAATCCAAAGGCTGTTGGTGAGATTTTTAATATTGGTCCGGATGAGAATCCGGTAACTATTTTGGAACTGGCTCAGGTTACTGCCAAACTATTAAATTTCAATTTGGATCCAGTATTCATGCCTGGTCGTCCACAAGAAGTAAAACATGCCAATTGTTCAGCAGACAAGATTCGTTATTTTTTTGGTTATCAAACAAAAACCACTTTGGAACAGTCCTTACAGAAACAAATTGATTATATCAATCTCCGTGGACCAAAACCATTTGAATACCACTTACCTTTAGAAATCGTTTCCGACAAAACTCCAAAAACTTGGACACAAAAATTGTTTTAAATCCAACATTCCAGGCGTGTATATATCGAACCCAATATCTTTAAGGTTTTTTCGTCTGGATTCAAATGTTATATAAATAAGCAAATCGGCAACCAAAGTGTGTTGCAAATCTAGTAAGGAAACTAATGTTAACTTTTAAATCATTCTTAACAGAAGAATCTGAGCAAAGTTCGGAACTAAAACATATACACCATGCAGAAGATAGACCTTTGATGCACGGTCATGCTGGTTTCGAACATGCTCATGGTGCTTTAATGGCTGCTCATCACCACATAATGAGTAAGAGTAAAAATACCAATTTGACGATGAAATATGATGGTTCTCCATCAATCGTCTTTGGTCATCATCCTAAAAATGGCAAATTCTTTGTTGCAACTAAATCTGCTTTCAATAAAAATCCTAAGATTAATCATACAGAAAAAGACATCGACAAAAATCATGGCCATGCACCAGGTCTTGCAAAAACGCTCAAACATGCACTCAAACATTTGCCTAAAGTAACACCTAAACATGGTGTATATCAAGGTGATTTGATGCATCATGCTGATACTAAAACACTACACGAAGAATATATTGCAGAAGCAAAAAGTGTTTCTTTTACACCAAATACCATCACATATACAGCTCACGGTAAAGAAGCTGACAAGATTAAAAAATCTAAAGTTGGTGTTGTGGTTCATCACCAATATAGTGATGATATGAAACATGCTTCTCCCCATGTTGATACAAGTAAATTCAAAGAACATCCAGATGTCCATATCCATGGTGCAGAACATGATACAAGTAAAGTAAAACATTCAGCTGAGAATCAAGCAGGATTCCACAAACATATGGCTGCCGCTAAAGAAATACACGACACTCATGGCCATAAAATGTATGATGCAGTTCATAAGAAACATGGCGGAGAACACGGCCACCTATCAACATACATAAACAAGACAGTAAAACATGATGAAGTTCCAAGTGTTAAGGGTTTTAAAGAACACTTACACGATATCCATGCAAAACAAGCAGCTAAAGTAAAAACCGAAAAATCGAAATCAGAAAAAACTAAAGAGGGTGCATCACAGATTGCTCATGTGGAAAAACACAAAGCACATTATGGTAACTTGTTTGCTATGCACCATCATCTACAACAGGCAAAAAACCATTTGGTTAATTCTTTAGAAACACACGAAGGAAAATATCAACACCACATTTCTGGTAAAAAATCTAAACCAGAAGGTTTTGTGGTTCATCATGGTGGTGAACCAACAAAGTTAGTCAATCGTGCTGAATTTGCTAAACAAAATTTATTAAAAGTTCGTAAATGAAATCATTTTTAGAATTAGTTGAAGAAACCAAACAAGGTGAAAAACACCATGTTATGACCTTTGGTCGCATGAATCCCCCAACTACAGGTCACTTAAAACTAATTGATAAAGTTAAAGATGTTGCTAAGAAACACAATGCTACACATTCTGTAGTAGTATCACATTCACAAGACACCAAAAAAAATCCTCTATCAGGTGAACAAAAAGTTAAGCATTTAAAAAGATATTCTCCTGGTACACATATCGAAAAATCTTCAGCTGAAGCACCAACAATATTACATCATGCAGCAAAAGCTCACGGTGCCTCACACTTACATGTGGTAGTTGGTTCTGACCGTGTTAAAGAAATGCACCATCTATTACACAAATACAATGGTGTTGAAGGTAAACATGGAAAATATCACTTTAAAAAGATTACAGTACATTCTGCTGGTCAAAGAGATCCTGATGCAGAGGGTTCTAGTGGTATGTCTGGTACTAAGATGCGTCACCATGCCGCTTCTGGTAATTTCAAAGAGTTTCGTAAAGGTGTACCAGAACATGTTTCAGATAAACATGCAAAAGAGTTGATGCACGACACTCGTAAGGGTATGGGTTTACATGAAAATATAAACCATGGTTCATTTAAAGCAATCTTTGTTACTGGTGGTCCTGGTTCAGGTAAAGATATCATCATCCGTGAAGCCATTGCTGAATCTCGTATTGTTGAATTAAATTTTATACAAGCACATGATTATTTGGCAGATAAACAAAAATTATCTGAAAAAACCAGTGATTTCCGTAGAGAAGCTATTCGTAGGAGAGGTCCATTGGTTATTAATGGTCCAGCCGACAACATTGATAAAATGTCATATATAAAAGAGGAATTGGAAGAGTTGGGATATGACACCATGATGGTTTTTGTCGATACCACCAACGAAGTTAGTAAAGAGAGAAATTCTGCATTATCTAGAATGATGGTAGAATCTATAAGATATGAGAAATGGTTAAAATCTCAACAAAATACTAAATATTTTAAAGAAATGTTTGAGAATTTTATTGGTTTTGACAATACTGGTAATATAGATACTAAAGAAGAAGATATTACAGAAGTGTATCAATTCACTAAGCAATTCTTGGATGCTGGCAATATTAGTGATATCGCTAGTGATTGGAAAAATAGGAATGTTTCATTATTTAAGGAAGAAAAAAATGTTAAAAGCACTAATCAATTTTTTAAAGTTAAAACCAACTCAAAGCTCAGAGCAGCCGACCTCGGAAGCATCAGTCCAGACAACCGAGCAAGCGACCCCAACGCAGACAACATCAAATGGGACGGAAACAAAACCAGAGGCAGCTACACCTTCCGCACCTACACAGAAGAAAAGCCAGTCCTCAAAACCTCGCCAGAGCCAAAAGAAAGCAACTTCTCCAAAGACAAAGAAAAAGTAAATAAGAAACGGTTTACGGATGTTCAATCCGTAAACCAAAGAGTTAGAAATATGGCCGGAATAGGTCCAGAATTCGATACACGCCAACAAGGAACAGTATATCCTATGTCAGGTCTAGGCGATGTAACATATAGAGAACAAAAAGAGTTTAGTAGTTTTAGAAAACAATTTAAAGAAGCTATCGATGATCCAGGTGCAAACGACATGGGTGTTGCTGGCGTTCTTGGTGGTTCAACAAATAAAGAACCTTTAGAAACGTATAAAGATACGGATAAAAATATTTCCATCCAAACAAAAAAACAAAAAAAAGGTAACGGAGAAAAAAATGTTTACAAAAAGTAAAGTAAGCCAATCTTTGGTTGATGCGGTTAAAAACATTATTCAAGAAGCTGGTCCAATCAAAGAACCAACATCTACAGGAATGAAAGTTTATGGTCGAAGTTATGGTAACTCAGCTAAAGCTAAACAAGACCAAACAAAATCATCCGTTGATACCTTAAAAGGTCCTAAAACTCAAGACTTGATTAAAAAAGACCAAGAAGATGATAAAAAAACAAAAGGTAAGTATGATGAAGCTTGGATGAAAAAAGAAGAATTAAAAGGCAACCAAGATAAGATTGATGCTAATCACAACAATAAAATTGATGCTCAAGATTTTTCTATTCTCCGTAATAAGAAAAAAGTAAAAGAAGATATGGATTTTGCCAAAAAATTAATTGAAAATTTCCGTAACAAACAAAAAATAAACGAAAAAGAACTTGACATTGAAATCAACGAAGTTCTTTCCAAAGATGCTTCTGCTGGCGATTGGATTCATGACTTTGTTCATTCTGATAATCCTAAGTTTGCAGGTAAATCTAAAGCAGAACGCAAGAAGATGGCTTTAGGTGCTTACTATGCAAAACAAAACGAAGCATGGGAAGGTTCTAAGAAAGATAATGAGGAAGATGCTAAAGAAGCTAAAAAGCGTGGTATGACCAAAGCTGAATGGGAAAAATCTGAAGCTGACAAAAAGCATGACATGAAAGAAGAAGCAGAAGAATTGGATGAAAAAGAAGGTTATTCTGCTAAAGCTGCTCGTGCTGGTAAAGATATTGGCAAACCAGGAAAAGCATTTGCTAAGATTGCTAAGTCTGCTGGTGAGCGTTATGGTTCAGAAGAAAAAGGCAAAAAAGTTGCTGGTGCAATTCTTGCTAAACTCCGTAAAGAAGAAACTGTAGAAGAATCTTTTGAAGATGAACACGGTATTGGCCGTGATGTTGCAGACAAAAAAGAAAAAATGGATCGTTTAAAAACTCCTGCTAAACCAGGACCATTACATAATGTTGGTAAAGGCCTTAAAGCATTTTTAAAAGGCAAACCTGAACCAATGGAATCTGTTAATGTTGAAGGTGAAGTAATGGATGAAAATTATGTAAATCCAGATTCCGCTACAATTACAACTGACACACTAGCTGGTCGTATGCCATCCGGTAAAATAAATTCATTTAAATCTTATAAGTTGAGAGTTAAACCAACAGATAAAGAAGGTGATGGTTCTATAAAGCAACCAGACTGTGATTATCCTGAAAAGACTGCAGCGAGAGTGTCTATTCATGCTGAAGGTAAACGTCCTGAGACCGATGATGCTCCCCCTTTCGAACCACCATATACAAAATCAGTTGGAGATGTTAAAGATAAATCTGGTGCAGTTCATACACCAATGTCTAGAGCAAGAGATTTAGCTAGAGCTGCATTGAAAAAAGTTAAATCTGAAATGTTAGGTAAAACAGGTACTTCTGAAGGTAAAAAATGGTAAACAAAATGACCAACATTTTAGAAGCTAGTGAAGAACAGCTTCTATCAGCATACCTCAATTCGAGAGGAATTAATGCAAAATTTGTAACTAAGGATACAAAGATTGCTCATGCAAAATCTGCTGAATATGCTAAATGGAAAGCAGACCATTATGATCGTTTTGCAACAGAAGAAATGCAAATTCAAGAAGCTGATAAAGAAGATACAATCACATTTGATATTCCATTATTAATTCGTGTTTTGGAATATGCTCGTGAAGATGCTAAAACAGATATGGACTTACACAAAGTTACCGAAAAACTAATTAGCATTCGTGGTAAAGGTACTTTGACAATGGCTGATTATGATTTCATCACCAAATTAAAAGAAGAATTTGAATTGGATAAACTTTCTGAAGTTTATAAAGATCCTACTGCATTAGACCATGAAACTGTTAAAAGGCATTTACATAATATTATGGGTATTACTCATGATGAGAATGAGCCTTCAGCCACACCAGCAGTTCACCGAGCAATCAAAAAAGTTTCTACTGCAGGAAGTTCTTCTACAAAATCTCGAAGCAGAGAAATTTTACGAGCTTTAATTCAAAAACACCATATTCCAATTGATTCAGAACATCGTGCTTTATTGAACAAAGAAGAAACCAAATTAGATGAATGGGAAAATACAAAAACTAAAGCAATGAAATCTTTACACAAAGGTTCTGGTCCTAAACCTACAGCTTTAGATAGATTCCGTGCTGCAGCAGCTGAAAGAGCAAAGAAACATGCTGCAATATCCAAAAACTCTGGTGGTATGTCTGCTGCTATTGACCGCTTAGAGAAACATCTGAATAAAGAAGAATCTGAACAGATTGATGAACTCAAAAAGTCCACGGTTTTCTCTTGGTTGAAAAAACAACCAGTTGTTCCAACAAAGAAACCTGGTATGGACAGAAAAGCACACAATCAAAGAATCAAAACACACAATAAGAGTTGGAATAGAGCTCTAGACCGTTTGTCTGGTTATAAACCAACATCTGAAGATACTTATCAAGATTCATATGCAGCAACTCAAACAACTGGTTCGGAAGTAGTTGATTTACCACCAGATGAAAAAGTTAATAAAAAACAACTATCAAAATCTGCAAGAATAATTAAGTCTTTATATAAAAAGCTTAATATGAAAGAAGAACTATATGACCACGAAAAAGAAGATAAATCGGTGGCCACATATGGTAAAAAACCCACTATGGTAAAGACTGATAAAAAGTCGATGGGTGATAATCAACCTCAAGCTGCAGCCGTTTTGAGTGGTGGTAAAACTTTGACCGGTCAAACCAGAGATACTTTGGAAATTGATCCTTTGATGAGAAAACCTGGTCCTCCGTTGGACCAAAACAAAAAAGTATAACAGATAAATAACTAACAACGGACATTTAAAGGAGAAAAAAAGATGTCATCGCATGGAAAAATCGATAACGCAGCAAACGCACCATATTGGGCCGTGAACTCAACAATCGTCAATGCACCGAATGTAAAAGCCAATTATGCAGCTCCCACTGCTGCAAACGTAGCTCGCCTATACGCAAACACTACTGCTAACGTATATACATCCCGTGAAACAATTGGTCTGTTTGGCATGGACGATGCTGAAGTTGCAAATACAGAACAAAAAGGTGTATCACACGCAGGTTGGGTATTAAAAACAACAGGCCAAGGTGGTCGTGCTGGTCGTGTTCAATATGAAACATTGGTTACTATAACAAACATGTCTGGAGATGGTGACGGAACAACTATAGCTAATACTGCTAATCCGTAATACTAATTAATTATTTGATATGTTTGATAATTTGACTGATGATAATTTTTTAATATATGCTGTAAAATATTATAATTCTCCCATGTGTATGATGTCAGAATTTGAGGGAGATATTAAAAGAATAAAATATTTAAAACGGTTATTTCGTAGATACAAAATTACGAAATCTGTAAAAGAACGGCTAATATTAAATCATATTATTCTATTGAATAATGTTTTTGGTCCAGAAGCAACAGCAAGAATATTGTTCTACAAAATAGACCATAGAGATTATGACGTATTAAAAACGTTTTTGATGTATTTAAATATTTTACCTGATATGATTTATGGTATAAAAGGAAAAAATATAAGAACATCTG